AAATTGGTCGCAGTACTGTTGCAGTAATTGATGCAGTAGTGCAACGTGGTGGTTTTCGTGGTGAAGAACTAACTACAATTGGCACATTGCGTGATCAGTGCATTCAAGCCATATCTATATCAGAAGCATTTGAGGCTAATGATAAAGAATAGTTGTTTACAATCTTTATTAATTATTATATAATGAATTTATTGAATATGGAGAATGTGAATGTCTAATGACTTTTTATGGGTAGAAAAATATAGACCAAAAACAATTGGTGAAACAATTCTACCTTCTGATTTAAAAGCTACTTTTCAAAAGATAGTTGAGACCGGTGAAGTCCCTAATATGCTCTTTACCGGCTCAGCTGGTCTTGGTAAGACAACTGTAGCAAAAGCCCTTTGTAATGAACTTGGTTTGGATTATATCCTAGTTAATGGTTCTGAGGAAGGCAATATAGAAACCTTGCGTGGTAAGATCAAGCAGTTTGCCTCATCTATATCATTGCAAGGTGGATATAAAGTAGTTATACTTGATGAGGCTGACTATCTAAACCCACAGTCAACACAACCTGCATTACGTGGTTTTATAGAAGAATTTTCTAATAACTGTAGGTTTATATTAACTTGTAATTTTAAGAATAGAATCATTGAACCACTGCACTCTCGGTGTGGTGTATATGAATTTAATACTTCCAAAAAAGATATGGCAGCACTAGCTGGTAACTTTATGGATAGATTAAAGAAAATCTTAACAACAGAAGGTGTTGAATATAATGAAAAAGATGCAGCTGATATTATACTTAAATACGCTCCGGACTGGCGCAGAATACTTAATGAAGCACAACGCCATGGAAACAGTGGGTTTCTTACTACTAACAGTAGGGTGGATGGCTCTGGCAATCAATATGACGTTCTAATGACTCATCTGAAAGGTAAAGATTTTAAGAAGATGCGTACATGGGTTGTTAATAATATTGATGTAGATGCTTCTGCTATCTTCCGTGGTATCTATGACAATATGGCTAATACAGTATCTCCTCAATCTATACCTCAACTGGTTCTTATTCTAGCTGATTATCAATATAAGAATGCCTTTGTTGCAGATCATGAATTAAATGTTGTTGCTTGTATGACTGAAGTAATGGCTAATGTGGAGTTTGCGTAATGTCTATTATATTTGATTTCGAAACACTTTCAACAGATCGTGTAAATGGTGTTGTTCTTAGTCTGGCTTTATTAGAGTTTAAGGAAGAACGCTTTACTGAAAAGACAGCTTACTCATATACCGAATTACTTGAGATGTCAAGATACATTAAGTTTGATGTAGCTGATCAAGTAAAGAATGGTAAACGTAAGATTGATCAAGATACCTTAGAATGGTGGGGTCAACAATCAGAGTCTGCTCAGAAACAACTTATCCCTGGTCAACACGATAAACCATTGGCTGATCTAATACCTTGGCTGAATAGTAATATAAATGGTTCTGTAAGCAAAGTTTATTCAAGAGGTAATACTTTTGATCCAATCTTTGTTGATTATATTGCATTACAATACCATCAAGTTGTACCTTGGCCTCATTGGTCTATTCGTGATACTAGATCAACTATTGATGGAATGGCTTGGGGTTCTGGTCTATCTAATGGGTTTGTACCAGAAGGTCTTGAAGAACAGTTTGTCGCACATGATCCTCAACATGATATTGTAATGGATGTTATGCGATTACAAACTTTAGCTATAGCGTTAGGATAGAACATGAGTAAACTTGTATTATTTACAAAAGATAAGTGTGTTTATTGCCATATTCTAAAAGAAAAGTTAGAGGAGTGGGAAATGCAATATGAAATATTAAACAATCACCCTTTACCTGATGGTCATAAAACATATCCACAACTTTACTATAAAGGTAAAGATGTACAAAAAGGACCATCTACTGATGTAACAGCATCTAAATTATTAGATGTGATGGAACATATTGATTGGCCAGGAATGGATGGAGGTATTGAAGATGAGCGCTAAAGGTCTGAGCCCATTTGATTATAGTAACTCTATAAACTTTTCTAAACTTGATATAATGGTAGATGATATTGCTGAGAAGAAATACTCACCTTTCATGGTCAATCGTACACTTTCTTACTTTCCTGATACTGTAGCTGCAGCTAATGAGATGAATCGTCATCACCACCTAGACAGTAGACTACAATATTCTTTTCTTATAAATATCATTAGAAAACGTAAAAGGTTTTCTAAATGGGCTAAGGCTCAAACTGAAAGTGATATTGAATCTGTCAAGGAATATTATGGGTATAGTAATACAAAAGCCCGTCAAGCTTTGACTCTGTTATCACCTGAACAATTAACTATAATAAATAATAAGGTGAATAAGGGTGGAAAAAGAAGAAAGTAAAATTATAGAGTGGACTCCTAAGCATATGCTTGAGATAACTCTAAATGAGCCAGATGACTTCCTTAAGATTAGGGAAACATTAACTCGTATAGGCGTGGCTAGTAGAAAAGATAATAAACTATTCCAATCTTGTCATATACTACATAAACAAGGCAGATACTTTATTGTACACTTTAAAGAGTTATTCTTACTAGATGGTAAGAAATCAAATCTTGAAGAAAACGATTTAGCTAGGCGTAATACTATTGCAACACTAATGTCTGATTGGGGATTAGTTACTATAGTTACTGGCCAAACTGTTGAACCATTAGCGCAATTAAGACAAATTAAAATAATTCCTTTTAAGGAAAAAGTAAAATGGGAACTTTGTCCAAAATATAATATTGGAAATAAGTAACCTTATATATAATACTGTGATGCGGAATGATCCGATCACAACAAAATCTTGCTTGCTCAAAAGGAGATAACAATGACAGGCTTACACACACTTTTCCCACGTTCATCTTTTGTGGGTTTTGATCATCTATTCAATGAACTAGAGTTCACTGCTAAACATGCTCAAGATCACTACCCTCCACATAATATTATTAAACAAGGTGATGAAGAATACCTCATCGAACTTGCTGTTGCGGGTTTCACAAAAGAAGAAATTTCTGTAGAAGTTAAAGATAGAACTTTGACAGTAAAGGGAGAACATGTCTCTAAAGGGAGAGAATTTATCCATCGTGGCATTTCGACAAAGAAATTTAAACGAACCTTTAGGCTGTCCGAACATGTAAATGTAAACGGAGCAGATATTCAGGATGGGATACTAGCAATTGAATTGAAGTATGTTATTCCAGAAGAAATGCGTCCTCGTAAAATCAATATTGGTCAAACGAGGAATCACAATGACAAATCACGTATTAGCACAAGCTAACATTCTACAAAATGCTATTAAAGCATTAATAGAACTTTTAAAGGACTTTTCATCAACACGCAAAGAAATTTCAGAAGCAAAGCAGACTATTAGAGAGTTGAATAAACTATCTGATGCAGACTTAACTGATATTGGTCTATGTCGTGGAGACATCTGGAATGTCGCTCATCATAAGCATGACGATATAAGGAGACGTTTCTAATGACTGAATCAGTAATGAAATTTGCCCTAGCACCAGTTGGTGGACTCTTTAGTGGATTTAACAGCTTCTTCCTATCAGTAGGAAAAGCAAGAGCAGCATCAGAACTTGCTAGAATGGGTTACCATGAAGAAGCAAGATATTTAATGCTTACAGAAACTAAAGACCTTTAAGTGTAAAATATAATAGCAATTATAAGGGGCAATTAATTTGCCCCTTTTAGCATTTAATGGTTTACATCAAGCCAAAAACAATATATAATGTAATTAATTAACTTGAAGGGTTTAGTATGTCATTTTATTCCTCCGTAAATCGTTACGGTAATTCCATTTTGTACAGAGGGTACAATGATAATGGAGCAGCAATAACAAAAAGGGTTAAGTTTGAGCCTACTTTATATGTGACATCACGTGAAGATAATCCTTCACATAAAGGACTTGATGGCTGGCCTCTGGCTCCAATGAAGTTTAGTAGAATGTCTGAAGCTAAAGAATTCCTTGATAAGTATAAGGACTTAGATAGTTTTAAAATATATGGTAATACAAACTATATTCAACAATTTATTACAGAACGCTTCCCTGAAGATATTAAGTTTCGACCATCACAAGTAAATGTGGTTAACTTTGATATTGAGGTTGCCTCATCAGAGGGTTTCCCTAGACCTGAAGAAGCATTATATCCAGTTATATCAATTGCACTCAAGTCAAGTAAATCTCGCATTTACAAAGTGTGGGGTCTAGGTGAGTACGATCATGAGAAAACTGAACTTAATATGGGTGATGATATTATTCAATATATTAAGTGTGATAGCGAAGAAGAATTATTAACAAAGTTTATTAAGTATTGGACAGATAATCCACCAGACATTATTACTGGTTGGAATATACGGTTCTTTGATGTTCCATACCTAATCAATCGTATTTCCAGAATTGGTTCAGCCGAAGCTGTCAAGAGAATGTCTCCTTGGAACTTGGTCAACGAACGTAATACTAAGATTATGGGTAGAGAACAACAAGGCTATGAACTAGTTGGTATTCAGCAAGCAGATTATATTGAGCTATTTAAGAAGTTTGGTTATAGTTATGGTACTCAAGAATCCTATGCCTTAGATCATGTTGCTCATACTGTTCTCGGCGAACGTAAGCTATCATATGAAGAACACGGCAGCTTACACGAGTTATACAAAAATGATCATCAGAAGTTTATTGACTATAATATTAGAGATGTTCAGGTTGTACAACGTATAGATGAAAAGATGGGCCTAATTGATTTAGTTATGACTATGGCTTATCGTGGTGGTGTTAACATATCAGATACTTTTGGCACTACTGCCATATGGGATTCAATTATATATCGTGAATTAAATCTAAAGAATATTGTTATTCCACCTTATATTGAAAAGCCAAAGCAAGCTTATCCTGGTGGTTATGTTAAAGATCCTATGGTTGGTTCTCACGATTGGGTTGTATCATTTGATTTAAACTCTCTATACCCTAATCTTATTGTTCAATATAATATGTCTCCTGAAACTCTTATGCCTGGATTACTAGATCATGGAGTAGATCGTTACCTAAACGGACCAGCACCAGAAAGTGAATATTCTGTTGCGGCTAATGGTTCTCAATATTCTAAAGAAAAGCAAGGTGTATTACCTAAGATCATTGTTGATTACTATGCAGAGCGTAAAGCAGTCAAGAAAGAAATGCTTATAACTAAGCAAAGGTATGAGAAATCACCTACGGTTGAAGATGAGAGAAAGATCAATCAACTTGAGAATCAGCAGATGTCTATTAAGATCCTTCTTAACTCTTTGTATGGTGCTTTAGGTAACAGATACTTTAGGTACTATGATCTAAGAATGGCAGAGGGTATTACATTATCTGGCCAGTTGTCTATCTTATGGGCAGAGAAGGCAATCAATGCCGAAATGAACAAGATACTTAAAACTAATGATAAAGATTATGTGATTGCAATTGATACAGATTCGCTTTACATATCATTCTCAGACTTGGTTAATAAACTTAATCCAACAGATCCAGTTAAAACATTGGATAAAATCTGTGAAGAACATTTTACCAAAACTCTTGCTGTATCATATGATCAGTTGTACAAAAAGATGAATGCCTTTGACTCACGTATGATTATGGAAAGAGAAGTCATTGCTGATCGTGGTATCTGGACTGCAAAGAAAAGATATATTCTAAATGTTCATAACAGTGAGGGTGTACAGTATGATGTGCCTAAACTAAAGATTATGGGTATTGAGGCTATCAAGTCATCCACACCAGCGGTTGTTCGTACTAAGTTTAAAGAAATCTTTGGTGTTATTATCAACGGCACTGAATCAGATACTCAAAGATATATTTCTGACTTCCGTAAAGAATTCAATTCACTTGGACCAGAAGCAGTATCCTTTCCACGTGGTGTGAGTAATGTTACAGATTGGATTGATAATAGAACAGTTTATAAAAAAGGTTGTCCAATCCATGTTCGTGGTGCTATTATGTACAATAATACCATCCGTGGGCTTGCGCTAGATAAGAGGTATGGAGTTATTCAGAATGGAGAAAAGATTAAATTCTGTTATATGCGCCTACCTAACCCTATCAAAGAAAATGTAATTGGTTTCCCTAGCTATCTACCTCAAGAAATGGGCCTACATAAATACATCGACTACGATAAACAATTCGATAAAACTTTCTTAGACCCACTGAAGCCTATATTAGATGCTATCGGTTGGTCAGTAGAAGACACAATGACACTAGAAGACTTTTTTGGATAATAAAATTAATAAAGGATTGATTAATGAAACTAATAGTTGAGAACATTGCCCAATGGCATAGAGACCGTAACCTAATTGATGGTAGTACAGATAAAGATCAATATATGAAATTGATCCAGGAAGCTGGAGAACTATCAGATAATATATGTAAGGGTAAAGACATTCGTGATGATATTGGTGATATGATGGTTGTTCTTATTAATATTGCTACTCGTAATAAGTTATCTATGGAAGAATGTCTACAGGTAGCCTATGATGATATAAAAGACCGTAAAGGTAAAATGGTTGATGGTGTTTTTATTAAAGAAAGTGATTTACAATAGTATTAAAATGTGCTATAATAGTATTATATTAAGGAGAGATTATGACAGACTACAGCCAACCAAAATATCCTATCTATGTTATATCTAAAGGTAGAGCAGAATCACGCCTCACCTCTAAAACATTAGATGAGATAAATGTTCCATATAAAGTTGTTATTGAAGATTCAGAACATGATGCCTATGCGGCTAATATATCTGAAGATAAACTTCTGGTAATGCCAAGTGACTTTAGAACAAACCCTAAGTTTAATTTTCCAGATGCGTCTGGTCGGATGGGTGGTTCTATTCCAGCTCGTAACTTTGTTTGGGAACATTCTATTGAATCTGGAGCAAAACGTCACTGGATTATGGATGATAACATTAGACACTTCTATCGTCTGCTCCGTAATAAGAAAACCATTGTAACATCTGGTAATATTATTAGAGCATGTGAAGAGTTTACTGATCGGTTTAAGAACGTTGCAATGTCTGGCATGAACTATCAATACTTTGTTCCGGCATCTCAAAAGAAAAAGAATCCTTATGTTGTAAATACACGTATCTATAGTTGTATTCTTTTGCGTAATGATATTGATTTACGCTGGCGTGGTAGATATAATGAAGACACTGATCTCAGTCTCCGCATACTTAAAGATGATCATTGTACTATTCTATTCAATACATTCTTATGTGGTAAGATGACTACATTGGTTATGGGTGGTGGTAATACAGATAATGTTTACATTGATGGAGATAATCGCCGTACATTTGCTGAAGCACTTAAAGAGCAACATCCAGATGTTACCGAGGTGGTTCAAAGATATAATCGGTGGCATCACCATGTAGACTACAGCGGCTTTGCTAAGAATAAACTAATCTTTCGTGATGACTATGTAAAGAAAACTGGTATTAACGAAATGGGTATGGTTCGTAAGGCACTTACAAAAGAACAACATGCCTTACACAAAACAACCTTTGGAAATATGGAGAATAAATATTATGAGTAAGAACAATAAAGGATCTAATCTATTTGTATTAGATGGTCAAGAAGACGAGTGGGATTCAGTTCACTGGGAAGACATGCCAGAATTTGAACAAGAAGACCTAGACATCTATGGTTCTATTAATATTGCTTTTCGTACTGAAGAAGACTTTCGTAAGTTTGCAAATCTAATCGAACAACCAAGTATTTCTAGGAAATCTCGTGGCGTATATTATCCAGTTCGTGGTGAGAATGAAGCAACACTTCTTAGATGGATGGATGAAGATCAGGTATAATGTACCAGTTAACCATATTCAAAAGTCAGTATGATAATAAGACGCACCGTAAACTCAAGTTGGATACTTGGTCTGAGTTTACTGCGCTTCTTTATAATCTAAGTAAACAACCTAAGAAAGGTAAGAAAGATGCTGAACTTATTTCGCCAGCTGTATATAAAACTGGCACTACTAGAGCCAATAAAAATGTTTTATCTTGGGCAAGTTGGGCTGCTATTGATGTTGATGATCATGTCTTCGAAGGAAACCTAGAAAATGCTCTGGCTGAAACTTTTGGTTCTTATGATTATGTTGTGTATAGCACTGCTTCAAGTACGGACTTACATCCTAAGTTTAGAATTGTATTCAATCTTGAAACAGAGGTTGAAGAACCTAGAATACGTCACTTCTGGTATGCTCTCAATTCCGAGCTTAACTCGATT